GTTATGTTCTTGACACTTGGGCTGTCAAGCCTGTTGCATCTGGCATTAGTAATCCTGCTAATCTAGCATTGACATCAGCTAGAAATGCTGATGGATCTGTTGTAACAGCTAGTGCTGCTGCTACTACTTTTGGTATTAGTAACACAGTAGGTACATCAACGTACTTGATTGGTGCTAATGCACTAAGTGCTACTATTACTTCTACAGTCATTTGGGAATACCAACCTGCATTTGACTATGTTGCTGGTCGTGATCTTACAGTTACAGCCAATGCTTATTACAGCGGTTCAGGCACTGCTGGTACTAAAACTTTGACTCTTACTGCGTATAGAATCGATAGTTCAACTGGTGCTCAAGGAAGTAATCTTGGTCCTGTTGCTGCTACTTTGACTAATGCTGCGGTAGACAATGTGTTTACTGTCCTTGGTTCTACTCTTGCTCCTGCTGATCGAATTGAATTTCGGTTAGTGTCTGTATTGCAAGAAACTGCTGGCACAGCTATAAACTCTAGAATTAATTCTGTACGGATTTCTTGATACTAAAGGACACTCATGGCTTCAACAGTCTATGTAGATCTTATTGGTCCACCAGTTAATGCTGCTTGGTTAAACGATGTTAACAATGCGGTGTATGGTGGTGGTGGAAACATATCATCTAATCTTATTGACTATTTACCTGGAGGAACAGGAGCAGTAGATACTACTGTTCAAACTAAACTTAGGCAAATAGTAAGCATCTTAGACTTTGGGGCAGACCCCACAGGTGTTGTTCCTTGTGATACAGCTTTAGCTAATGCTCGTACTTACATTGCTAGTAATTATGCACAACTAGTCTTCCCTGCGGGAACATATACTTATTCTGTAAGCCCTAACTGGGGCATTAGTTATTCTGATATTACTACCAATGGTCTTGTAATACTTAACTACATTGGTGCTGGGTACGCTGTAAACATAGATGCCGGCCCCACTACTGGCGCTCTTGGTGACTTTGTTTATGGAATGAGTTTTGCTGGTAACTTTAAAGTTAAAAGCAATGCTTTAGCTCTAGATGCAGTGTTTGTTCGTTCTGTTCATCATTCAAAGATTTCAGTAAGAATTACAGGATGTGGTCCTACTTATGCTGGTTTAAAAGTTAACTTTGCTGTATGCACAGAATTTAACATTGTTGTATCTGGTAACGAACCACCTCTATTTCCAATTCCTCTTTATGGGATGTATCTTGATTGTCGTGGTCCTACTGAATCAACTGCTGCTTGTATCTTTAATAATCCAATTATTGAAGGTGTAACTGGAACTGGCATATATTTAGCAACTGCTACACAGAATACATTTACTGGTGGTACATCAGAGGGTAACCTAGGGTTAGGTTTGTACGTTAGTTCTAACTGTACTTACAACACATTTAATAAATTAGATTTAGAAGTCAATGGTGTTGCTACTGGTGACATTTCAGACAATGGTATAGGAACTACATTTAATGGTTGTTTGTCTGGAGGTGCAGCAACTAGTAAAGTTACATTTGCTGGAACAAATGCTATTGTTTCTGGTGGTACATATAACTACATTTATAACACTGGTTCTGGTACAAACTTTAACAATGTAACGTATGCTAATAATAGTGGCATCTTTTCTAACACTGGAACAAAAACATCATCAACAAGACTGTATAACAATACAATAGGTACTTATGATGCTGATATTAAACCAACATCAATTGGTCCTACTATTACCAATGCACTAGATAGTACAGCTACAACAATACTAACTCTTCCTACTGTTGGTTCAAACTTCTATCAAGTCTTGGTGTATCTTCCTCTAGCAGGAGATACAGCTAACTACAGTGCTTATGCTATAGTTTCTCAAGATTTAACTTCTACTAGAATTATGTCCCAAGTAAATGGTACAAGGATGACTATTTCTTTAGTTGGACAATCAATAAAAGCAACCCAAACATCAGGAATACCACAAAACATAACTGCAATAGCTAACGCTATCTAAGGAGATTTCTAGTGTCTGGCATTAAAATATCAGCCTTACCTTTAGCTACTTCTATAACTGGAGCAGTATTACTACCTGTTGTTCAAAGTGGAACTACTGTTCAAGCAACAGTTACACAACTGTTTACTAGTCCAACTATTTCTAGTCCTAGCATTAGTAGTTCTACTATTAGTGGTTTTAAAGAATCAACTACAGACATTGGTACTGTAACTACTACTTATCAACTTAGTATTACGTCTAGTACCCTGTTAATTGCTACACTAACTGCTAGTCAAACATGTGTGTTTGCTATGCCTCTGTTAGCACTAGCAGGTAATTCTTTTACTTTGCTACTTAATCAAGCATCTGGTGGTAGTGGTAATGCTACTTTTACTGGTGTGAAATGGAGCAGTGCTGGTGCTCCTACCATTACAGCAACAGCTAGTAAACGTGACATCCTTTGCTTTATCTATGACGGTACTGCTTGGTATGGCAACTACTCACAAGGCTACACTCCTTAAGAGACATATGAACCTACCTAATCTTCCTGTAGACAAAGCCAACCATGCTATCTATGGTGCCTTGATCTTTATTGTTACTTTCTTCTTTTCACACAGTGCTGTTATAGCTGGTTGCATTGTTGTCTTCTTTGCTTTAGCTAAAGAGGGTAGTGATGCCCTCATTAACTATCGAACTACTGGAGACCCTATGCACGGTCCTCATGGTGTAGAAATCCTTGATGCACTAGCAACTTGTTTTGGTGGTATCCTTGCTGGATTGCCTCTAATTATCCAACGTTTGTTCTAACAAGGTATCTTATGGATTCTCAATCACTGATCAATGTAATGCTTGGTGTAGCTTGTACAGTGATTGGGTGGTTAGCCCGAGAGTTGTGGACTGCTGTTAAGGATCTTCAAGCAGACCTAATTAAGCTTTCTGTAGAGCTTCCTAAAACATATGTTACTAGGGACGATTACAGGGAAGACATCAAAGGGATCAAAGAAATGTTAGCTAAGATCTTTGACAAGCTTGAAAAGAAAGCTGACAAATAATTAGGTGCCTCAATGAGTAATTCCCCTATGTACGTTCCAGGTAGCTGGAATGTTATCTGTGATGTGTGTGGTAGGGAATACAAGGCTTCTGATTTAAGGCAGAGGTGGGATGGTTTAATGGTTGATGGGGATTGTTGGGAACCCAGACAACCTCAAGATTACGTACATGGTGTAGCAGACATACAAACACCACCATTTACTAGATCAGAATCAGAAGATATTTTCTTACCTGTTTGTACTCCTGTAACCTCACAAGGTATTGCAGACTACGGTACAGCAGACTGTGCAACAGCAGATATAGATAGGGGTTACCGTCCTGCTTGTACTCTACAAGGAGGTAGTGCCATGCCCAACATGGCTATCCCAGGTTGCTTTATGCCAGGGATGGTGTACACAAGTCTGTATGTACTTAATGACACCAATGCTATTTACATCGTTGTTCCTGTTGCTCCACCAATTGTTGGTGCCATACTAACTGAATCCAACTCTTATCTTCTAGCTGAAGATAGTGCAGAGCTACTAATAGAATAACTTAAGAGGTGATTTGTGAGTTCAACGTATACCGTCACAAGAGATCAGATCATCTCTCTAGCTCTTCGTAAGCTAGGTGTTCTAGAAATAGGTTCTGTACCTGATCCAGACACTATTTCTAATGCTGCAATGTCTTTGAACCTTCTTATCAAGCAATTGAGCACAGAAGGATTGAAGTTGTGGAAGGTGTCAGAACTTGTTGTTCCTCTTACTAACGGACAGAGTAGCTACATCCTAGGAGGCTCTACAAGCGCCTTGATGTACGACACACAGAACCCTACAGTGGCTATTACTGACAGGCCTCTGAAGGTCATCCAAGGCTTCTACAGGAACATCCAAGTCACACCCAACATTGACACACCAGTGTTGGTTATCTCTAAGCAAGAGTACAACGTACTTGGGTCTAAAGCTTCTACTGGTTCTAGCAACACTATCTTTTATGATGTCAAAGCTCTCAATGGCATCTTGTATGTGTACTTGACTCCTGATGCTAATACTAGTACTACCACACAGCTTCATCTAGTTGCTCAACTTCCTCTTAATGACATCAGTAGTGCTTCTTCTATTCCTGATTTCCCTAATGAGTGGATGAACACTTTGGTGTGGAACCTAGCTGATCAGTTGTCTCTTGAGTATGGTGTACCCATGAACTTTAGACAAGAGATTACACAACGAGCAGTAACCTACAAGACTATGCTTTCAGATTGGGATGTAGAAGCTTCTAGCACATCCTTTAGTCCAAATTTTAGATTTGTTACTAGTAACTCTTACAGCAGGTAACTATGGCTACAGAGCGTATAGCACTAACCCAACCAATAGAGTCCCGTAATGGGACTTTTGCTAAAGACTCTTATTCTTCTAACTGTGTCTTTGAATTCAGGGATCAGAAACGTGAGTTTGTTAAGAGACCTGGGTTGGTATTAGCTAAGCAAGTTGTAGCTGTTACACCTCCTGCTGTACTTGCTAGTCAAGGTCTAGCTAGCTTTAACAGCAAAGTTATATCTGTTATTAATAACACGGTGTACAGTACTAACCCTACCTCTCCCTATGCAACTACTACTGTAGGTACTACATCTACTTCTACTAGTCAAAGCTACTTCATTAAGACTTTCTTAGATGCTTACTTGTTCTTTCACAACAAGATTAACGCATACCTCTACAGTAAACTTGGTGTTTACAGCGCTATTACTAATGACAAGCTAGTAAGGATCAGTATTGCTAATGAAGGTCTTAGGTACAGTACAGGGATTACCCTTACCTTTAGTCCTGTTGGTCCTACTGCTACAGCTACTGTTGTTGATGGAAGCATTTCTACTGTAACCATTACCAATGCTGGTACTGGACTTGCTACTGCTCCTACGTGTACTGTTGTAGTACCTGCTACTGTTACTCCTACAGGTACTGGCACTGTAGAGTTGTTTGACATCACTGTGTCTAGTGGTACAGGTATCTATGTAGGCATGAATGCTTCAGGTACTGGTGTAGCTCCTAATGCTACAGTTACCAACGTTAATGGAACAACCATCACTGTTGATATAGCACATACAGATGCTGTGTCTGGAACTATTACTTTTAGTGATCTAGGTTCTAATGGTATTCTTACACCTGCTCTCAATGCTTTTCCTACTGGACCCTATGTCCCTGGTGTTGTATTTTTAAATAACTATGTGTACATAGGTATTTCTTCTAGTGTTCCTATTACTGGTAACCGTATATACAACTCTAATGTAGGTGACCCTACATCTTGGGATGCTCTTAGTTACATTACTTTTGAACAGACTACAGATACTTTGGTAGGCATTGTTAAACACCTAAACTATCTTATAGCTTTTGGTGCTAACTCTACACAGTTCTACTACGATGCTGCTAATGCTGTTGGTTCACCACTAGCTGTATCCCAAAGCTACACCAACGAAGTTGGTTGTGCTAACGGAGATAGCATTGTTGCTACTGATAACACTGTCCTTTGGATAGGAGTTACCAAGACTCATGGACGTAGTGTCTATATCATGGATGGTGTTAGCCCTGTCAAAGTTTCTACGGACAGTGTAGACAAACATCTAGAAGCTGATGACATGAGTAAAGTCACTGCCTTCTGCTACAAGTTCAATGGTCATACTTGCTACATCCTTACTCTTCATAACACCAACCAAACCTTGGTCTATGATATTAGTGCAAAGATGTGGTATACCTGGACTCAGTATGCTCTTGCTTCTAATGATCAACCTAACCCAGGTACTTACCAAGAGTCTTACTTTCGTCCTAGCTTCTATGCTGAAGTAACTGGTATTCCTTTTTGTCTTGATGACGATACTGCAAAACTTTACTACCTAGATACAAACACTTATCAAGATGATGGACAAGCTATCTACTGTAGGACAGTAACAGACATTGCTGATAATGGAACTACTAAGCGTAAGTTTTATGGTAGGTTGGAAATCATTGGTGATAAAGTTGCTGGTTTAATGCAGATTAGACACACTGGTGATGATTACAATAATTGGTCTAGCTACCGTAGTGTAGACCTCAATGTTTCTCGTTCTCAAGTCTATCTTAGTGGTGCTGATAGACGTAGAGCTTGGGAGTTCTTGTGTACTAGTAACGTTCCTCTTCGTTTAGATAGTGCTGAAATTGATTTCAGGATTGGTGAGATGGATCAAGAACAAAATGTTGGTGGTGGTAGGTACAGGGGATAACTTTGAATCAAGTTGTAGAAGCTCCTATAGTAAGCTATGACCTTCGTACTACAAATGACAAGTTAGCTTTGGCTAAAGCACTTATGACTAAGGAACAAGTGCTCAACTCAGTCATCCATAGATTTGGTGGTGGGTTATATATTAGAGAGGCACACTACCCAAAAGGTACATTTATTATTGGACAAGAGCATGTTTCTGAACACATGAATGTGCTTCTTAAAGGAAGCATCAATGTCATAGATGGAGATGGTGCTACACAGACTCTTGTTGCTCCACATATGTTTGTTGCTAAAGCTGGTAGCAAGGTAGGTTTTACTTTAGAAGACACTGTGTGGCAAAACATTTATGTTACTAGTAACACAGATGTAGAATACCTAGAATCAACTTTGTTTAAAGTACCAGGGATTCTTGTAGAGCATCAACAAGAAAAACTAGCTTTAGAGTATCCTAAGCATGAAGAAGATAGACAAGACTTCTTGCTGATGATTGAAGAGTCTGGTTGGACTGTTGAAGATATTGAGTTAGTGTCTAAGCATAGAACAGACTGTATTCCTTTCCCTGATGGAAGCTACAGCATCTGTTCTGGAAACTCCCCTATCCAAGGCAAGGGAATGTTCTCTACTGCTGAGATTAAACAAGGAAGCTTGTTAGCTCCTATGAGGCTTGGTGGTTGTAGAACTCCTGCTGGATACTTAATCAATCATTCAAAGAATCCGAATACAGCAGCTTTTAAAAATGATCTTGAAGATATGTTCCTAGTAGCAACTAGAGACATACATGGCATGGCTGGTGGTGACCTAGGTGAAGAAATAACCTTAGACTACCGACAAGTTATGAAGCTAAATAATCTTTGGAAGGGGACTAACAAATGTCTGCTGGAATCTCTTTAAGTACTATTGGCTCAGTAATGAGCATTGCAGGTAGTGTTAATGCCATGTCTGGTGGAAGTCTCTTTGGTGGTGGCAGTCCTTCTGGTGCTGAAGCACAAAGGATGGCTGATCCTTTTATGGACTATCGTAGTCAACTAGGTGCTATGTATTCTGGTGCTCTACAGCCTGGAGCACAAGCTAACATCCAAGACATGCCTGGATATAGCCAGTTCAACACTGGTGTAATGCAACCTGCTATGCAAGCCTCTCAAAGGGCTGCTGCTGCCTCTGGACAACTGTACTCAGGGGGTGAGCAGCAAGCACTTCAAAAGATAGGTCAGCAGGGCTACTATGGCTTTATGACGGACTATCTAAATCGACTAGCTCAAGGTAGTGGTGCTGCTCAGAACCCTGCTCAAGCTGCTGGCATGGGTCTTGCCCAAGGTAACATTAACCAACAAGGTGTTGCTCAAGGGTTTGGTGCTCTTCAACAACAGTTTGGTCCAGGTGGTGGAATTAGTAAAATGTTTGGTGGTGGTGGTAACTACGGTGGTGATGGTCTTCCGATTAACAACGCTGGGACCAACATGGGTGGTTTTGGTGAAAATGCAATTGGATACAGTTAAATCATGGCATTCCTAATGACCGATGTCGCTGCTGGTAGCACTGCTGCTAGACAGATGCAACAGAATGTTTATGGTGCTCAATACGACCAACAGAACATTGATGCTGCTGCTCAAAAAACACAACTAGACCTACAACAAGAACAAGCTAACATTGAGAAGACTAAGCTTGTTAATCTAGTTACTAATACTAACTTTAAAGCTGCTGAACAATCTAAAACTAAGCTACAACAACTAACAGCTTCTCCTGAATTTATAGCTGCTAATGATCAAAGTAAACTTAGGCTAGCTGCTGCTATTCAATTTCAATCTGGTGACATAACTAATGGTGTCAACACTTTAGATGCAGTTGGAAAATTAGAAATGAAAGAGGTCTTAAAAAATCTCAAACAACAAGAGGTTACTCGAAATGTTATTGGTAACGCTTATGCTACTATAAAGAATGCTAGTACTGAAAGCAGTAGGACAGGAACACAAGCGGGAGAAGAAACAACTCCATTTCAATCTTTAATAGATAATCTTCCTACAGAAACAAAAGAACTTATTAAAAAAGAAATACCAAAGTTCTTTGAACAAACAGATCAGAAGCTTCAGAAAATGCAGCTTGAACAACTTCATTTGAACGCATCAGGTCAAAACAATGCTGCTACAAATGAAACTCGTCTTGAAATAGCAAGAATATCAGATCAATGGCGCGAAAGAAATAACGCTACTGAACTTCAAATAGCTGAACTACGAAGAGCTAAAGGTAGTGGCTCAGATGCCGAAGATCGTAAAGCAGAACGTCAATACAATACCTCACTAAGAATTGCTCGTAATGTTAACAATGAGTCCAAAGAAAAAATAGAACTAGCAAGAGCAGCTTGGGAAAAAGCAGCAGTTGTAGATCGAGCAGAAGTTTGGTGGAGAAGTGGTTCTAATGAAACTCGTGCTAAAACTCGTGAAGATAAAGATGAACTTGATTCAACTATAGCTTGGAATAAATACCAAGATCTTAAGAGAGAAGCTGTTCAAAAAAGAATAGCTGCTATAGAAATGATGCCTGAAGGACCACAAAAAAACAGGCTTCTCACAGGTTTAGACAACGAGTTTGCAACTACTTTTAAGAACGCACCAACAGAAGCTGATGAAAAAGCTAGTAAGGTTAAACCTACTTCTATTCCTCTAGCAGAAAGTGCTGCTCCTTCTGCTAGCGCAGCTAAACCTATTGTTAGGCCTGCTGGTCCTAAAAGTGTTATAGATACTACTGGTACAGACCCTAATACTGGACTACCAAAAGACACTGGTCTTAAACAAAGAGTAGAAGCTAGTGGTCAAAAGTATGAACCCACTAAGTTTGATTATCGAGTACTACCTGACGGAAGTGTTCAACGTAAGGTACCTGACGAAACTGTTCAACGTAAGGTTAAATAATTATGGCTGCTGATACCGGTGGTTGGGAAACTATTGTTCCTAGTAGCAAAACTGCACCTACATCTAAAGCAGCAGATGAGGGATGGGAAACTATTGTTGATGCTTCTATTAAGAAACCTGCTACAGAATCAAGTATAGACTGGAAGAACATAGGTCGTACTAGTGTTGAAACTGTGCCTGCTGCTACTGCTGGTCTTACTGGCTTTGGTGCTGGTATGGTTGCTGGTGCTAAATTATCTACTGTAATTGCTCCTCTTACTGGTCCTCTAGCTCCTATTACTGCTGGTGTACTTACGTTTGGTGGTGGTCTTGGTGGTGCTTTTTTAGCTTCTGGTGCTGCTCAAAAAGTTACTGATTTGATGCACGAAGCATTTGCTCCAGAAGATTACAAGTCTCGTCAAGTTCAGAAAGCTGCTAATCCTTACGGAACATTTGCTGCTCAGACCTTAACTAATCTTGCTGGGATGTCACCTAAGACTATCCCTGAAGTAGCTGGCAAAGTATTTACCAAGCCTCTAGTCCAACGTGGTGTATCCGCTGGACTCACTGGCAGTATTGAAGCTGGTTCTGAGTATGCTACTGAAGGAAAAATAAATCCCATTAAAGTACTTGCTGCTACTGCAGCAGGTGGAGCTATGCCAGGGTTTAATCCTTTTGGTAGAAAAGCTTTTGAAGCTGGTGAAAGTGCTGCTAGAGCTGTGCTTCCTAAGACATCTGCACGTAGTACTAATCAACCACCACCTCCACCACCGGATCAACCACCTCCTGGAGCTACTCCAGAAGAGAAGGCACAGTTCCTTAAGAACCTACAAGAAGCTAAAGCTCAAAGGGATAGCACTAGACCTCTTGTTGAAACTGCTATTAGGAACAAAGAGACCGGTGAGATTGAACGCATGGGTCCAAAGCATGACCCACAACGTATAGCCGATACTAGTGCTACTTCCCCCCCAGAAAAAGGGGTTGTTCGTATGTACCGTGGAGAAGGTGCAAATAATGCTGGACAATCTGTAGTTGGTGGAGAATGGTTTACTACTGACATAAACAAAGCTCGTCGTTTTGGCAACCTGTCTTACGTTGATATTGCTAATACTCCTGATGACTTTACGGGCGTTGTGCAAGGACACAACGGTAAAGACGAATATATTCTTTCAGAAAGATTACGCAAAAGAGCACAAAGTTTTAAAGAAGAAGCTACCCATGATCAAGGTTTTGTAGATGATGCTGGTAATTTTTTAAATCGTCAACAAGCTGCTGATCGTGCTGTAATTACTAAACAAATTCCTACTGAAGAATACACTTACAAAGAAGTATCTGTTAAAAGTAAAACAGTAGAGTCTATTACTGAAGATCTTAAAAATTTACAAGAACAACTTAGCAGTGCAGAAAGGTCTGATGCTTATGACACTGCTGCTGATATTAGAAAAGAAATAAAAGAACTTGAAAGTAAACTAGAACTTGTTAAAGAATATGGACCAACACTTGAAAAAGAAAGAGATGTTACTAGTACTAGAGCTAAATTAGAACGCCCTGAATATGGATTAAAAAGTAGTGACCTCCGTAAAGCTGGTGATGAACGTTTTGAACTAACTGGTAAACGTCCGGTTACTCTTAGAGACACTACTCCACCTAGGTATCTTTATCACGGTACTAGAGCTGATGTAGAACAAATGATTACCCCTAACGGGGATCTTGTTCTTATGCCATCTAGTAACTTTGGTGGTAAGACAACTAGCTTTTCAATGACCCACAACCTAGACGTAGCAACTGATTACGCTACTCGTGTTAAAGGTGGTGGTCCTGATGGTTTTACATTTAAAAATTCTAAGATCATTAAGATTCATTCTGATGCCCTACCTGAAGGTGTAAGTCGTGAAAGTGGTGAAGAATGGGCACTCAACACTGACAAACCTACAGTTATTCCCAAAGGTAAGTTTGAGATTATTGAACATCCACTTAGTGGAAAAGAACTTGGAGAAAATCCAAAGTACACAATACGTGAATATATCAATGACAACTATAGTGAATTAGAACAAGAGTCGTTGTATGCTAGTGGAGAACCAGCAGAAAACCCTGTTTTTATGGAAGGGTATTTAGAGACTGCTTGGTCAGAGCAACCTGAAAAACTTGCTAAACACTACGAACTATCTAAAAAAGAAGCAGAAGAAAAAACTAGATTAAAAGAAATTGTAGAGCTACGAGCTACAGGTCTTTATGAAGAACCTGCTGTTGAATGGGGTAAAGTTAAAGAACCTAAAGAAACTTTAGTTGAACCTACACCAGAAGTAGATCGCACTACAACTAATCCTCGTGACGTTAAGGATGCACAAGAATTCTTTGAAATCTCACAAGAGATCTTTGAGAAGCATGGTGAAGTAGAAGCTGTTAAATTCTTTGAAGGTTACCAAGAATACAAAAAGACTTGGTTAGAACCCATCAGTGAAACTGAAAAGTATGTTGGTATCAACATAAGAAATAAACAAGCCAATGAACGGATCATTCACAACGAAAAAGAAGAAATACTTAAAGGCATCCCTGATGCTGATCGTCGTGTAGCTGTTGCTGAAGCTATTGACAAGGGTGACTTGTCTGGTCTTAGCAAAGAAGAAATAGCTATTGCTAATAAATACCAAGATCTTGTTAAAGACATTGGTGATCGTGCTGTTAAAGAAGGCGTAGTTAAAGGTCTTTTGGACAACTACGTATCACACATTCTTGATTGGGTAGGTGCTCCCAAGGGTGCTCGTGAACAGTTTATAAATGAGATCTTTGGTAAGGGTGCTAGTGATCCCTCTATGAGGGGTATGGATGTTACTAGTAAATTTGCTAAAGAACGTAAGCTACCTACCTTTGAACAACTAGAAGCTTGGCTTGACACTGTTAACGAACGCATAGCTGCTTCAGGTAAGACCGACTGGAGACTTAAACTTAAAACCAAAGACATTGCAGAAATCTACAAAGAATATGCCTTGTCAATGGAAAAAGCTATTGAGAACAAGAAGCTTGTAGATAGTCTTAAACAAGTGCGTAACGTTGCTGGTGAATCCACAATTAAGGAAGTCAACAAAGACAATCCTATGCCTTATGGTTGGGAGATGATGAACATCCCTCAATTCTCTGGTTATGCTGTACACCCAGACATGATGCCAGCTTTGAAGTTTGTTTTTGATGCTGGTCCTGGTGACCTCATGAAAGCTTTGGGGTATATTTCTCAACTGTCTAAACGTATGAACGTTATTGGCAGTTTTTTCCATGCTAAGTCTTTGATGGAAGTTATGAGTAGTGCTCAGATACCTATCTGGACACCACTTAAAGAAGCTATCGTATTGCCTTTAGTTGAGAAGGGTGTTAAAGCTCTTACCGGAAAAGACCTTCAACTGTCTGCTGTATCTAAAGCAGTTGAACAATTTAAAAAAGGTGGTGTAGGAACAAACGTAGACAGGTGGATTAGACAAGATGGTCTTGTTCTAGAAATGCCTGAAGATGTTGCACAAGGAGTTATTACTTCTATTGGTAAGTTTGCTGACTCAATGATTGGTAAATACGGTCCTAAGACTAGAGTGCTTGAAAAGTCTTTGTCTGTTGTTGAAAAATACACTCTAGGTTTGTTTGATAAATACACTTGGGATTACTTGCACACTGGTGGCAAGATTATGGTTGCTGATGCTTATCTAGATAAAGCTCGTATGAAAGCTTTTGAAGAAGGTAGACCATTTGATGAGGCACAGCAACGTAAAGAGATTGCTAGGTTTGTTAACGATAGCTTTGGTGGTATAAATTGGTTTGATGCTGCTACTCAAACTAGGACTGAACTAGGTAAAAGAATAGCTATGGCAGCATATAGTCCTGCTGGTCGTAGAAGTCTTCAGTTGGCTTTATTTGCTCCTGATTGGACTATATCTACTGTCCGTGCTTTTACTGCTGCTTTACCTAAACAACTCAACCCTACTAAGTGGCAACCAGTAGAAGGCATCAAGGGTATGATGACACCCACTACAAAAGCAGACTACGCTAGGTTGTATCAATTCAAGACTGCTTTGACGTACTTTACTTTGATCAATGCCATTAACTTGATGACTGCCAATCGTCCTGTTTGGGAGAACAAAGATCCTACCCGGATAGAGTGGCCTGATGGTACATCCATGCAAGCTATGAAGCACGCTATGGAACCGTATCACTGGATGATGGACCCAGATAAAACACTTTCTAACAAGCTTGGGTTTATTCCTAAAGCTACTGTTGTTGGTATTGGTGGTATTGAGTACGCTAGTCCTAGTGCTCAAAAACTAGTTGATCCTAGTGCTTTGGGTAGACTTAAAGCTGTTGCTAGTATGTTCTTACCTTTCCAAGCTTCTGCTGCTATAGCTGCTCCTCCAGGAGAAGGTACTAAGAGAGCGGTACTAGGAACAATGGGCTTCCCTGTTTATGGTGCTACAGCAGAACAAAAGAAAACAGCTAGAGCAGAACGAGAACTAATTCTTAAAGAAAACTCTTGGAAGTACCATGAGAAAGAAATAAAAAGGGGTAGAGAAGAGCCTTCTGCAAAACATGATCAAATTAAAAGATCTTTGGAACGTAGTAGAAAAAAACTTGAAGAACAAAAAGGTGAGAAATGAACCTAAACACACCTATCCCTCAAGATAAAATTGAAGAGTCTTTTGTTTGGAGAGATTGGTTTCAAAGACTTAGCAATAAAGTCTTTGGGAACATGGCTGACCAGAACTCTAATGATGTGTCTATTACTGGAGGTAGCATCAAGGTAGATTCACTAGCTGTTACTAGTGGTAAAGATGGTCAGCTTCTGATAGGTAGGACATCAGACCACAAGTTTGTTCCCTCTTATCTTACTGCTGGTACTGGTGTATCCATAGCTACTGGACCATCAACTATTATTATTTCTCAGTCTAGTACAACTACTAAGTCTTATGGTTCTTTTTATGACACTACTACACAGACTGCTGTAGCTCTTACAGTCACATCAATTACATTCAACTCAACAGATTTATCGAGCAACGTATCTATTGGGTCTCCAACATCTAGAATTGTTGTGTCTAAAGCAGGAACTTACAACATTCAATTTAGCGCACAAATATCAAATCCTTCTGCTTCAATTGACGATGTAACTATATGGATTCGGAAGAATGGTGTAAATTTATCCAACTCTGCTGGTATTGTTGGAGCACCACCAAAACATGGTGCAATCAATGGGCACACTATTATTGGATGGAACTACGTTCTACAAGCTGCTGCCAATGATTATTTTGAGTTGTATTGGATTACTGATAGCGGTACAACTCAAATCTTGACTTATCCTGCATCTGCAACGTCTCCAATACATCCTCAAGCACCATCCATGATTCTTACTGTACAACAAATATGAACTTCTCTGGCACTGGTCTGTCCCTACTTAAAACTCTAGAGGGCTTTAAGGGTAAACCCTACCCTGACTCTGGAGGTAAAATGACTGTTGGCTATGGTCATTTGATTGTTAAAGGAGATGGTGTATCTATAGACAACACTATTGACCAAGTTAAAGCTACTGAGCTTCTAACTAAGGATGTACAGAACGCTGTAACTTGTGTAAGCAATTGTGTTACTAGTACCATTAACCAAAATCAGTTTGATGCCTTGGTAATCTTTGCTTACAACGTAGGTAACTATGCTCTACAAAACTCTACTTTGTTAGCTAAGCTTAATGCTGGTGATGTAGAAGCTGCTAGTAAACAATTTCTTGTGTGGAACAAAGTAAAGTTTAAAGGTGCTTTTTTAGAAGTTGCTGGTCTTACTAATCGCAGGCTTGCTGAACAGAAGCTCTTTAACACTCCTGTAGGAGTTTAAGATGGGACTTGATGCCACTGGTCTAAGTGCTATCTCTGATCTTGCTGGTACAGTTATCAACAAGATATGGCCTGACAAAAGTGAAGCTGAAAAACAACAACTAGCTGCTGCTGTTATGGTTGTTCAAGGACAACTAGACATCAACAAGGTTGAAGCTAGTAATCCTAGTGTGTTTGTATCCGGTTGGAGACCTGCTCTTGGTTGGATATGCGGTGCTGCTTGTGCTTGGAACTGGATTGGTCTTCCTATTTTTAAGGTTGCTTTAGCTTTTACTGCTTATAAAATAGAAGTATCACCAGCTAATATGACTGAGATGATGCCTATTCTTATGGGTATGTTAGGTTTAGGTGGACTAAGAACACTAGAAAAAATAAACAACGTAGCTGCTAAGTAATAACATAAAAAAGCCCCTTAATAGGGGCTTCTTACTTTTAGGAGTTGTTACTAGTTACACACCACAACTACCACCTTTACCACTGATGTCGCAGATGTCATGCTCTTCAAAGATGACACCCTTGTGCTTCATAGCTTCTTCGTAAGGGACTTCGGTTAGGGGTTGACCTCCACGACTTCCATCTGGATAGCATGTGAATCCGCGAAGCCTCGGAGCATACTTAGCAAGTATTGATGCAAACACTCCAACTGAACTTTCTTCGTTCCCTTTTGCATTCCACGAAGGAAGATTGATTGTGGATGAAATTGACATGTCAACATAATCTTGTACGTCTGCTTGGAACTTAATTCGCTGCTCATAGTTATGACTTAATTTGTAGGCAGTATCAATCGACTCTGGGGCAAGATCATATTCTTTGATAAGGAGGTCTGCGGTGGAGTCAACAACATATTCATATTTCCACTTTGTACCATCGGTGAGATAACGCCTTTTATAAGCGACAGAGAATAGTGGTTCAATTCCCGTTGTAGTACCTGCAAGGATTCCAATGCTCCCAGTGGGTGCAATTGCTCGATATGCTGCTGGACGAGACACAAACAATCTGTCACAGTGATTGTTGGCTGCTGATTCTGATCCATCTTTGTATTCCTTTAACCAAGTGTGTAGTTCTGGTGTTACTTCGTAGGAGCTTTTTCTTTTGAGGAGCCACTCGTGTATACCCATAAGGCCCAACCCGAGCCTTCGGTTCTTCTCTCTAACCTTATAGACTTTTTCGTAAGGGAGATCTGCTCGTAGTGTCCCGCAGGCAAGGAATTTACTTCCCAGTTCAACCACCGATTTGAACTCTTCCAGACTCTCAATATTGCCCATATTGATTGAGCCAAGATTGCATACGTCACTATCATCTTCAGACGTAACCTCGGTGCAGGCATTTCTAAGCGTTTCATTTTGCTTATCTCCGAAGTTAAAGGAGAACCCTGGTTCACCAGTCTCCATTGCTTGACGAACATTCTGTAGGAAGATAGGGTTATTTGCTAGCCCACCTTCTAAAGAAGCATCATCGTAGTTGACACTAATGTTAGTCATGTCTAAAGGAGCATGAGCATTAAAGTCCTTCTCTTTAGCAGCCCTTACTTCTGGTGTCCAGTTCTTAGTAACAAGGAACTTATTAACGTCTGGATGTTGCCAATTAAGACTCGCGTAGATTGCCGAGCGTCTGCTGCCTCCTTGCATGACATTACGCCCGATTTCATTGATCGCATACATGAGTGGTATCGGACCAGAAGCTGTGCCTCCAGTTCGGCTAAGTGTTTTACCTGCTGCTCTAAGCCTTGAGTAATCAATTCCAATACCTCCACCAGTCATGAGGCAAGACATAGCTCGCCAAGTTACTGAAGACCACTCTTCCCGAGTGTCTTCTTCAGCACGAAGAAGATAACAATTGTTATATGCCTTGAAGGGTCTACCTGCGTAGTACAGGTATCGACCACCTGGAACAAACTTCATCTCTTTAATGTACTGTGCAAGTTGTTTACGGTCACTGTCTGACATCAACTTGTTACTAGTACCCCAACGAGTACCACAAACATCCTCTACCAACCTGTCAGCAAGCTGATCCCAGGTGTCACTAGGGTTCTGTGCGTACTTAAATCTAAAAATGTTAGCTGCAAAGCTAGTCTTAAAGCTACCGTCTATCGTCTTGGTCATCATCAACACAATCCTTTTGTAAAAAGTCTTTATATTTCTTAGACTTTTTTATGTCTTCGGAGCTAAGGGAATGCTTTACCCTGTAGGTCTTTGTCTTCCAGTTAAAACCTCCTTCTGTTCCTTTGTTTTTGTGATCTTTCTTTTGTTTGATAGTCATGGTAGTGTCTAGCACAAAACAATGATCAACCCAATAACACACACTAGGATTAGTGCCCAAAGCAAGCTACTTCTAAAAGCAGATCGGTAGTACAACAAGTCTGCATCTTGTTCGTCACTCATTTTACGTTTTACTCCTTTCAGGCCAGTGTTTTGGTCTGTGATACCAGTGAACAACCATGTGTTTGTCCTCATGCTTGTCAGCATACTTGGTAACTTGTTTTAGGTTGTCAGAGTCAAAGCAAGTCCAATGTTTACCATCCCACCAACGTAAAGTGTGGTGACCCGTAGGCCACCAACCAACACTAGGAGGACGAGAAGTATACGCTCTTTGACTAAACAAGTCTTAACCCCATAAATTCTGCTAGTTGAAAGACGCTGTTAGGAGCCGTCACAAGAAAACGTTTGGGTAGTTGATCTATTGTTGGTTCTTTAAGAACAAAAGTTTTTTCTTGTGGAGTAACAAAATTGTTGTTTCTTCGTGGATACATAAGATGTCGTTCTCTGTTTCTAATCTTTTTGTGTTCTTTCTTTCTAATTTCCCAAGCTTTAACTGCTTCAGCACGATGCTCTGAACCTACCCACACCAACCCTACTCGATAGATGTACTCTTGGTTTTTACAGATGGTCAATAGTTTGTTAACACGATCTTTTTTTATTCGTGTGTGTGTACACACTTCTGTGTTTGTTAGACCTTTAGGGTAGGAAGCAATGCAATTCTTGACAAGGTAAACATGGGGGTGATTGTTCTTAATATCACTCATTTGTCTTAAGTTTTCTAATGGCTCTCTTTGCCATGTCGTTGATATGTCTTATGGCGCAGTCGTAATGCTTTGGTCCAAATGACCAACACTCAGGACTATGTGTACCAATGTGAGCCTCTTGGGCATCTTGGTATTTTAGTTCTCGCTTTAGGCGTTCGTTCTCTGCTAAAGCATCGCCTAGCAGAAGGTCTAGCTTGCGTTCGGTTTCAGTCATGTGTTTTTCCTTTTAAGACAGTTATTGAGGTCAGTCGCAAAGTCCAGCAGGCTACGATATGTCTTAGAGGGTTGGCAGTGATCGTGTATAAACTGACCCATTTCGCTCTCGGTCAACTCTTGGAATTGCGGCTTTGTGTAGAGCGGCAAAGCTCGTTGCCCTTCTTTAATATCGGTTGGGTTATCTGTTATAAACACAGATTTCCCGTCTTCTGTGTAAACCATCCATGCTATGGGTTCAGTCATTGCGTAAATGGATGGCTTTATGTTTCGTGGGTCCATCCCCCCGTCAGAAACAATGTCAGAGTACTTGCTTTCCGTTCTTCCCCAGTCGTAGGACATTACGGTTTCTCCTTCTTGCCCTTCGCCAACGCAGTCATTTCCAGCTTTCCCTGCCGGTAGCCCTGCAAATACAAGTTTGCTGTCGCCCAATCATTTAGCTTGGCGAGCATTACGTTCTTCCCGTAGGGCGGGTTGTCTGCCATGATCTCAATATTGTTATACGAACCGGGCTCAATCCGAAGACCAAGTTCTTTTGCCATTTCTTTGGTTCGGTCTATGATTCCTGCAATCAGCCACGGGTTGTCGTTCATGGTTCCATCCCAAAATGGTTACAGATTAACAACTTGACGTTGCCGGGATAGTTGGTGCTCAACTCTGCGCATTCTTTGACGATAGCTTCAGCAACACGGGTTACCGTGTCCTCCCACCCAAAGATCATGTCTTCGTAATGGAGTAGCTCCTCGCATAGCCGCTTGATGTTGTCGTTCATGTTCCCATCCTTTGCTTGATGTCAGCAGTCAACAAAGCATTACGGTATTCTTGATGTTCCTTGCGAATAGACCTAGCGTGAGGAACTTCAGTGTGTGGTTCATCAAAGAACACCCTCAACTTCATAGAGGTGTCATTCTGAAAGGCATCTGGATACTGACGCTGTAGATGCTTGATGAATTTGTTAAGCTCAGTGTTTTCAGTATCCAAAAACTGTCCCCTGACTTTTGTTCGGGTGTGAGCTTTGATGGCATCACGTTGTGGCTGTGGTAGTTTGATCATATGTTCCTAAGTATGTAGTTGGTCCAGTGGCTAGTGTCTGCAAACGTACAAGCATCCAAACCATTCTTTTTAGCCCACTCTATGTACCCTGTAGGGCTAGTCTTGTAGAGAGGTTGATCTCGTTGGAACACATAGAGGATTGTTATGTCCGGGTGTTGTTCCTTGATGAGTAGGGCTTTCTTCCTGTCTGCTGCTACCCAAAGACCCTTGGTCTCTATGTAATAGTTCTTAGTAACAGTGAAGTCTGGTGTGTAACTATGCTTGCTTTCAGGGATTAGGTACTTGATCTTGTCTTGTTCGTAACCAAGATTCCAACCTCTAGCTTCACAAGCAGTCTGGAATCTAATTTCCAAACCACTTCTATAGCCTGCTTGTAGATGTTTCTTAGGCCGTGGCATTAGGGGGCATCCACATGTCGTTAGGCTTCTGCCAGATGTAGAGTAGCTTCATGTTGAGGTGGAACCTTTCGTCGTCGTTGTAGAGGCTTCTACAGGCTTCGTAGTATTCTTCGGGAAGTAATCCTCCCAACACTTTTTCCGCCTTAACAGGTCCAATACCTCCGATGCCGCTGATATTGTCGCTGCGATCTCCAACCAAACTTTGTATAAAAAGAGCTTTAAGACCTTGGTCATGTGTGACTTCCTGGTATATCTTCTTAACAAAGTTGTAGTGTTTGCCTGGAATCTGGAGTAGATCTTTGTCGATGCTACAGATGACTGTTGTTCCATGTGTCTTGTCTTGATCGACACCTAGCTGGTCATCTGCTTCAAAGCCATCACACACAACAGCTTTGTGTTGCATCACCAAGTAGTCTCTAACTGCTGCCCAATGCTTAGGACGGTTGTCAGGACGGTTAGCCTTGTAAGTTTCTGTAAGCTCCCTACGGAAGTTACTCTTACCTGTCAGGTACACGCTGTATTCCGTGCTTCCTGTGTCTGCAATGATGTCTTGCATCATCTGATCGGCTCTAGCACAAGCTATCCAAACTTCATCTTCTTCTGCTGACGCTGCGGCTCTATAAACCACAATGTCACCGTCTACTAGTGCTTTCATAGCAATGCCTCATGTTCAAGAGAAATACCGTGTGTTTCAGCATATGCTTTTATGTCTTCATCTCCTTCGTCCCTAAGATTGTCTCTAGTAACTTCTTTGTAAAAACCAACTAGTTCATCAACAGACATGGCATCTGACCACTTTTCCAACAACTCTTCTACAAGTTCTTCAGAAGTCTTTAACATTTTTAAATCCTAACTAGTTATGCAAGATTGCAGTCTAATAGGCCAATAAATTTCTTTATTGACCTCTATAATTCACTATAAAAAGGGGAATCTCGATTTAGGCTTAAACCATGTGTTAAGGAAAGCCAGAAAACTTAACACATTACCATCCTCGAATGCTGGCTTAACGATTCCCAAAACCTTATGTTGTTGTTTCTGGTGGTACTGCTTCCAGGTTTTCTTTCATGGCTTCTGCCATGTCAAGGTCACCTGCTGTGTAAGCTTCAAACTTACGAGCAAAAGCAATAACCAAGTCCAACGTTGTAACTTCCAACTCAAAGGGTTTCTGACCCCTTGCAGCAATGTAAAGGTCTGTTGCCCTAGCTAGTGCGTTCTGACGAACGATTGCACGATCACCGTGCAAAGCTGGGATAGGAAAGATCTTGTTGTAACCACTGCTGTAGGCCGCTTTGGGAGCGGCTGCTGCTTGTGGCGCTGTCGCGCTACTAGTAACTGTTACCGTTGCTGCGCTACGGCTAAGGATCTTGACTGCTTTAGTCTCAACACCATAAGTACCACTGACACCATCAAACTCAACGTCATACCCAGGTTGAACACCAGGATCTTTGAAGCCACACTTGATCCAAGTACCAGCAATCTTCATCGAGTAAGTTGGCTTAGGACCAAACTTAGTGTTTACTTCTTTGGTGGATACTTGTTCAACAATACCTGTTTGCATAGTCATATTACATTTCTTCCATTTCAAACCAATTGGTGCCAAAACTAGCTCCTGCATTGAGCTTCAGAGCTAGGGGCGTTTTAAACATCGCTTCAAAGTACTTGTGTGTTTCTTTAAGTATGTCTGTGATCTCCAATATAAAGTTAACGGATGATTCCACCCGCACATCAAACATCAAGGAATCGTGAATAGTGTTGACCATCTTCACATCCTCCCTGCCTACAAACTTCCTGAAGATAATTCCCAACATCATAGGAACAATGTCTCCAGTAGCTAACCCCTGTATGGGGTAATTCTTTAATTCTGTGGGAGAGAAGTTGTACGTCCTATCAGACCAGCTACTCTCGTTGTAGTACTCTTTGAAAAAGAACTTACGACCAGTCTCTGTTAAATGTGTGTATGTCCGCATCTTTTCTTTCATCCCATCAACTTCTTCATATCTAGCCCACTTCTCTACATGAGCAGCAAAGTCTGTGTGCCATTTAGCTACTAATGGATAACGTGTGTAGAACACATCAATGAACTTCTTAGCTTCATCAAGGCTACAACCAGCTTGTTTGCTGATAGCTCTAGCACCTGCACCGTAGATAAGTTGGAATGTTCTAGATTTGAAGGGCTTACGCTCTTCTTTGGTAGGCATCCTACCGAACATGTCCTTGTAGAGAGCACTGTGGATGTCTGCTCCACCAGAGATGTCTTCTATGAGTTGCTTGTCCTTAGTAACATGGGCAAGAGCTACAACTTCTAGCTGGTTGAAGTCCACCTCTACGATCAGTCCGTTGCCAAGACCAACTAGATCATACCTTGAAGTAAAGATCTTTTTGATAGGGTTATTACTGATGTTCTGCAAATTAGGGTTGGTAGATGACAATCTTCCTGTGACTGTTGCAGTGTGGTTTAGCTTGCCATGAATGAAGTTTCCAATCACATGCTTGCTCAACCCTTGTACGTAGGTTGATAGCTGCTTAGATAGCTCACGGTACTTCAACAACGCTTTGATGACTGCTAGACACCTAGGATCAAAGGTGTGGTTAAGCATGTCACTAAGCACTGTGTCATCAACACTCACTTGACCAGTCTTTGCAGACACTTTGTCAGGATCAGGTGTGTACCTGATAAAAGGTTTGATGACAAACTCTTTGTCCATGAGCTTGTACTTGGTGTTACCGTTCTTGTAAACACCAACTTCTTCTTTGACTTTAACTTTTTTTACACCACCAAAAAAGAATTGAGACCATTGCTTAGGGCTGTTGATGTCTTCAACATACCCATGAGACAGGTCTTCTAAAGCAATCTTGACATCAACGTACTCATTGACAACTTCAACTGTGTACTCATTCAGTTTATCTTTATTAATGTGTAGACCGTTAAACATCATCTCCGTTGTTGCATGAAGAGCTTCCATCTGACTAAGAATTAAAGTCAATTGATTCTGCTTAACAGCTTCATCAAACTGTAGATGTGCTATAGCTAGTGTGTTTTTTAAATCCTGTTCTAGGTAAGGTATAAGCTCATCTGCGGGGATCTTGTCAGATCCTAGACCAGCTTTAAAGTAAGCTTTGATCTTGTCATCCTTGATGGGAAGACCGTACTTCAAAGACAAATCATCTAAGCTAGAGAACTTGCTACGTTGTCCTGTAAGGATGTACTCAGCAAGTTGTGTGTCCCAGATTGTGTGTTGTTGTAGTTTGTATTTAATCTTGTGATTTGTGCCATACAAGTACAGCAAATCAAAAGATATGTTGTGACCACAAAACACAGATGCATTTTTTGCTAAGTACAAATAGCCTTCAATAAGATCCATGTCTGACACGGTAACAACAGTTGACAGAGGTGTGTATGGATTTGACATTCCAAACAAAACAATTCTGTTATCTGGGTGCATAGGGTGTGCTAACCCTACGTCTTCATTGCCGTTGAGTGTTGTCTCAACGTCAATAGCTACGAATAGCGGCTTGGTCATGGTTTTCCAGCCTTCTTTCTATGGTTAGTTACTCAAAACGTGCTCTGATGGGATCAATGGTCACAAGATACTGACCATGACGCTCTGATTCCATTTGTTTGGTTCCACCTCCTGGTAGTTTGTTCTTAGGAACGTTGATAGTCCTGATCATTTCTTCTTCAGGATTCTTAGGGTCTTTATACTTTCCCAATGTGATGACCACATCAGCCTCACCCGGTTTGTCCGTCTTACTTCCACGGAGAGCATCCATCCCGATAAACGGAGGATCTTTAAGATCCACAACCGAAGCACTAAGCTGACTAGCTGCAATGACAGGACCATAAGTCCTAGCAAGCTCGCGCGCCCACTTGTAGATTTTTCCAAGCATGATGTCTTCACGTTCTTCCCCTTTGAACCCATTAACTTTGTCAAGTTGATCAAACACAATCAACCCTGGATTAACCTCCCTAAACAAAGTCTCCAAGTCCCTTACATGGTTCGTGTCCTTAGTAACACGGATCTTATTTTTGTCACCACCCATGTAATGCTCATAGCGACTCATAGCCCCTGCTGAGTCTGCAATGATGGTTTTAGACTCTTGGCCTAGTGTCGCTTGGACTATGCGAAAAAAAACTACTGAAGATTCTTCTTCGTTGTTGACCCAAACAACTGGGCGACCCTTGGGTAACTGTGCAGCTATGTAGCTGACTTCACTAGCTAAGAAAGTAGTTTTACCAACTTCCACCCTAGCAGCAACAATAACAAAGTTACCAGACCGCAAAGGACCAAGACTCCTATTAAGCTGATCCAATCTCCACTCATAACCAGACGAACTGATACGATCAGAAATAGCAGATAGGTCAGGAAGCACAAACAGATCGTCTTTGTCAATGTACCTTTCAACATCTTTGAGTGCGTTAGTAGCTAAGATATGAACATGCTCAAGGTCACTAGATCCTTCCTTGACCTTCTCACACTCTTCCATGATCTGTGCTAGGTAATCAAGCTCTATGAGGGTCTTGATGACTTCCTCATGTGCATGGTGAGGTACAAAAGTCTTAGACTTTGTAAGTGCCATGCGAAGCTTGACAATAGAATCATCAGTAAGCCTTTTGCTTTGATCAGAGATTAAGTAAGCTGAGAACGGTTCCCAATCAAACTTGCTTAGACCTGGAAAGGCTTTGTAGTATTTGTCCATACCATCTAGGATGGTGTTGGTTTCTTTAACTACTACATGAGGTTTGATGTACCTCCTGTACTTAGCCAAACTCTCCTTGCTCTGAGAGCAAAGATAGATTAAGTCATAATCCATGTAGGATAACCTTGAGTTCTTCTTTGGTACATTCTTTAGGTTCTCTGTCCTTGTTGAAAGACAAGCAAAGAACCTCATTAGGAAGAAAGTAAGTTAGTTTTTTATAAGCTTTAGCTGCTCCTTCAACACCTGCTTCATCGGGATCAAGCCAGATACACACTTTGGTAAAGTTAAGCTCATGTATCTGTCTTAGCGTTCTATCTGAAATTGTTGTTCTAAGCAGTGCCACACTACTGAGACCTGTGTCACGAAAGATCCTGTAAGCACTCAGGTAATCCTCAGTTATTACAAGAGTCTTAGAACTGTTGTAGAACCAACTAGCATCACCTCTGTTACCGCTATAAGTGTAATTGGTTAGGTATTTGGGTGTAGCTTCTGGAACTAGGTTTCTTACTTGGTAACCTATAGCATCCATATCTGGGTTATGAAGAGTTAAAGCAACTTTCTTAGGTTCACCTTGAACACCATTAAAGTTGGTGTCATCTACATTGCAGTAGTAGGTATGCAACCAAACAGAACCTTCTAAAGACAAACTTGTAAGCCTAGGCTTTACACCATCTTTAGGAACGACTGTAGGTTTGTCTTTAAACCAAGTAGACAGTCTGCTAGAGTCATCATGAACAAAACCAGACTCTGTACAGTGGTGACAATAAGCTACCAAACCTTTAGCACTACGTTTGATGTACAGCCTATGCTTGGTATCCTCTCCCGAGGAACAACCTTTGTGGTTGATGTGTACTTGCTCATTCATGTTACTAGGAGCATTGGCTAAGATGAGCTTTTTATCTATCATGAATAATTTCTTATAAACCCAAAATATAATGCCCCCAACAAAGGAGGCACTATGGTTTTGTGATTCTTAGGTTGTACCGTAGATCTTGGTGAACAACTCTTTAGCTACTTTCTTTTGAGTGTCGTTTAGCTTGTTGAGATACACAACCTCAAAAGCTTTCTTCAAAGAACAATTAGCTTGCATTTTTCTACACATGCTAAACAACGTTCTAGGAGAGATAGTCAAGTTAAACTGACCAGCTTCGTAACCCTGTCGAACTAGGTTAGCTAGCTTCACAAGCTCTTTAGCTGCTTTGTCAGTGACTGTCATGCTGTATTTGTTTCTGAGCATTCTTTCCTCGATAGCAGGAGGAAGGTAGCTGACATGAACACAAGTTCCAAAGCGGTCGAGTGTAGCACTGTTCTGAACGTTAGTGCCTGCGTGTGAACCCGTATCGTCGCCTTGACCTTGTGTGTTCCCTATGGCTACAAGCCTGAAATGCTCGTGTGGGATGACCATCTTGTCGTTGGTACTTCCAGGCATCTCCTTCAAAAAGAGCTTACCTTTGTCTTCTAGAAGCCACTGTAGACCCATGCTGATCTCTGGTGGTGTGACATCCCACTCGTCCCAAGCAAAGACAGCACCGTACTTTACAGCTTCTGTGACAGCACCATCAACCCAGACAGTTGAGCCATCCTTAGCTGTCAACTGACCAAAGATCATAGATGAGTCCATGTCACCAGTACAGTTCACACGAATAAAAGGACGATTGGTGCGAGCACAAAGCTGTTCAATCATGCTGGACTTACCTGCTCCAGTAGGACCGTAACAAAGTACTTTCTCACCAAGTTCCCAAGCTCTCAAGACATCAGTAGCTAGGTCTATGTCGAGAATGTATTCGTGATCAACTGTAGGAATGAAAGAAGCTACCCGCTCATCCCAGATGTAATCGTCAAAGACTGTGACACCAAAGTCATCATAGTCGTTTATTTCTCTGTCAATAACAGTTGACAGATATTGTTGCTTGTCACCTATCCTAGGTTTCTTAGATGTATCAGCAACAACAGGCTCAGTAAATAGATCTTTAATGTAGCTGCTAGGATCAACAGCATAAGTATCTGGGTCTGGTTCACGACCACCTATCTTGCGTTTGTCCATAGCCTCTTTAAGAGCTTTCTTAACGAGGTCTTCAACTTTACCGCTAGTACTAGACATTGATAATCTTCTTTTCTATCAAGGTTAACAGATTAGTTGGGATTGTTTCTGGATTGTTAACTACGCTATTAGCAACGTAGTACTCTTCTACTGAAGAACTACACAGTCCCAAACCATAAATACTTACTACCTTAGCTTTTTCTATTTCTTTAATAACCTTTATAGTAAAACGTTCTAATCCACTGGATGACTTGCTTGCAGCAGGACTACCATCACTCATTACTATCAATAGTTTCTTTCTTTCTTTACGTTTAATTAGACGATCATGTGTCCAAACGATATTCTCACCATCTGGGTTACCCGCCATATGAAAAGATGATTGTGCAAAGTAGTTAATTAAATCAGAGCTACTAACTCTGAGATCACTAAATGCTTTGTACACAAACATTACGGGTACTACTTCACTTTTACTATAACCATCAGTGAAACCTATTATCTCTAGAGGTATGTTGAGTGTAGAACAAACCTCATTGAGCAGTATTGTTGAGGCCAAAGCATAATATACTTTGTCACCACCCATACTACCTGACATATCTACCAAGACAGTTACAGCAGCGTCTAGAAGCTTGTTGTCAATCTTGTTTTTGAATATCCTTTCGTTAAATCCTGGTGCATTAAAACAAATTCTTGACAATCTAGATTGATCTAGTTTGCCTTTCTTTTGTCCATACTGTGTTTGAACTCTAGCTCGCACCTGAATAAGCTTACGAACTTGTTGTGCAAAGTTTTCTTGAGCTACTAGTTTGTCAGCAACTCTTTTTGTGTAGTCTCTTATAAACTCTGTTGTTGCTTTTAAATTAAAATATCTTGCGTCACCCAATTGTTTGGGATAGTTGACTACTACAAACTTCTCGTAGTCAGTTAGATCCCAAGTACCACTTACAAGATCAACTGGAGTGAAATTAACTCCAACTTTAGACATGGTTCCACCATGTTCAGGCATTGTCAAAGAAAACTTTTCCAAGTCTTCTTTTGTTAGCTTAATCTCTATAATCTTGTACTCTTCTTCGGGGGTTTTCTCTTTACTTTCTGTATCACCTTTGTCTTCAATAGATCCTGAAAACTCAGATTTGGTACTACCCTTAGCATCCTTCGTAGAACCTTCTTCCTCACTTTTGTCTTTCCTTTTTTCACTAGGACTTTTGTCCTTAAGTTCTTCCTTACAAGACTCACCAAGCTCTTGCAGTATCTCTAGAGCTAGATCATAGGTAGATTTAGTACCCAGTCTTTTGTCTAGAATTTGATGACAATGTACAAGATGATCAGAATAACTATGAAGAACATCCATGACCTTTTTATCTTGTTCAAAGCTACTAGTAACAAGCTGAATCAATGGGAAATACTCTTGACAGACAGCACCATCCCAACAAATCAAAGCAGACACTAACTTTGATATGGAAGTTTTTTCAGTTGCAGTTCTATCAAGAACTTTTTGTACTAATACAGAGTTGCTCTCATCCCAGTTTTCTCTGAAGCCTTTGTATTCTTTGGCTTCAATCACGTTTACTCTGGAATCCTCTAAGAAGTTCCAGACAAACATTAGTGCGCTATTAGGATCAACTTTGATCTCATGCAAAATATCAAAGCTGGAGAATCTGTCATGCGCTACCTCATGATCGGTAGAGCACATCAGTTCTTTCAACTGTTGATCTGTTGTGTGAGATGTAATCCTAGGCAAGAAGATTGTTCTTCCGTTATGCCGGGGTTGATTACTCTCCTCAAAAACTACGCTAAGACCAGCCCGTCCAGCACTGGCCCTAACGTATTTTTGAACTTCGATGCCTTTGGTTAACATAGAAATTAACGCCCTTCAATAAAGTCTTTTACCGAGCTGTACACCTTCTCACCATCCAGGTGTTTCGGTGTTTGTATTAGGCTGTTTATGATTTTGGTAACGTATTCGTCTAAAGTAATCTCTGGTTTATCTTCTGACTTCATCTCCTTGATTTTGTTTTGCAAGAACGTTTTGCCATGACATTGACCGTTGCTATCAATCAAGCTGATGCTTAATCGCATCGCTGAGAAGACCACAGACTTAGCTGATCTCCACGGTCCAGGCATAGAAGTGATCTCAAAATCTTTTTTGATCTTGAGTTCAGTTTCTTTGACCTCTTTGATGAACGTTGAGAGTTCAGCATGTGTGTAAGCTACACGAAGCATCTTTTCAAAGGTGCTTTCACCTGCTTGATCACTGACAAGAGATTCAGTAGCTGCTGCGTACAGCGTTGAAACATCACTAGTACTATCTAATTCCATTACGATCTCCAAACATACACTGCAAAAACGCAGTACAAAGCACCCCATAGGATGCTTGAACTGAATTTGTTTATTCCAAAAAATAAACGCAACAGTTTATCGGGCCGGGGTTGCCGGCTATGGCATGAATCTCAAAAACAAGGACGTCAAGCATTTCATTCAAGTACGTTGCGTACTCGGTGCGGCCGTCTTCGATGGCTGCGTCGTGCATTTCCTCCAACCGGTTGGCTTTCGCCATTGCCGCATCAATGGCTTTGTAGTCGGCTTCAATCTCGTCGCCATACCGCCACACATCGTGGCACCAGCAATAATCTTTATCCGCGCCGTTGGCTTCCTCGATTCGGGCTTGGTACTGATCCATGACGGTGCTGAATTTCTTCAGCACGATGGGGGTTCGGGGGGTGATGATTTTCTTCATGGTTAAATTTCCTAACTTAGGCAACATTGCCTCAATAACCCACTTGTTAATGGGCTATTAAAGTTGTCGGTAGTTAGTTATTCGTTGTATTCGCTGCTTTCTCCATCGTAGAACCAATTGAGATATGCCAATATCCCATGTTTGAAACTGTTGTCAGTCTCATTTTCTTCTTCAAGACCAACCTCCTCTAGAGTACTAAACTCAACGATGTCTTCCCACATCATTTCGTCTACTAAATCTAGTTTTTTATTAGACATAACACATTCTCCTTTCAAGAAACCCAAAGATAAAATATGTAGCCATTTCAATTTATTCCTTATTAGCAATTTTTATAAGCACATCTCCATGACAAGCTTCTGGAGAGCACCAACAAACTAAACTTTTTCCTTTAAGCTCTTTTTTTGCAGCAACAACAAGTTCTAGTTTTTCAAACAACAACCATTTTTCATATTTTTCTATTACTTCTTCTCTAGAACCATCTTTTCCAATTACAAATGGATTTCCCCATTTACTTGGCCTTCCAATATATACACCATCATTTGAATTTCTTTTATTCAAAACTTTTATACTAGACATAACACATACTCCTTAATTAAATAATTACTAACAATAGAGGGCGTAGCCTCACGGCCCCCGCTTTACAGGGCCGGGAGCAAGCCCGATCATAAATCTAAGCGACGACCTAGCTGCCCATATGCCGCCGCTTTTGCGGCATCTTGGGCTGCATGGGAGGAGCGATCTTTCAATTGATCTCTGGTTAATACGGAAGATAAATAGCAAAGTAAATCAGGAAGGGTAAAGCTATGCCAGCAGCAAGAATGATTGCTCCAATGCAATCTATAAAACTGCTGTAATCTCTGGTTCTAGGTTTTTGGTACATGTAGTTGGTAATGTCTTTGTGTGGATGTTTAAACATTTGCTTATTCCTTTTGAGCTAACATAGGTATAGGTAATGTGAACTTAATCACACTACCTATGTGAGTAACAAATTCTAAATTAATAAATAACTCTCTTGCTCTCCCACTTATCATAGGGAGCACTAGAAAGTATGTATCTATCATTCTGAATGTTGTCTGATTCTTGTGGATCTCTGATAAAGTCCTTCCAAGTATCTGCATCGACAACTTCATAACCAGCGTCAAGTGCTTGTTGTACGACTGCAAGGCGACTGCTCGTCTCTCCTACTATCTTAATTCTGCATCCGATGGTGAACTCATCATCGGTCAGACCGTGGTCTGCTTGGCGAATAGTTGCTGTGTTATTAAGAACAACCGCGTGGTAGATCATGAGAAGCTCTCCTTAGAGTTAAACGAAGCGTACAAACACGAGGAGGCGATGGAGTAAACCACCGCCTCGTTGATTACTTGGAAGCCCGAGCAAGTGCGTCGGACTTCATCGCAGAGCGGAGAGTCTTGATGTCGTTGAGGATGTTCCTCAGCGCCTCAGCGCGAGGGTTGTCGTACTTCTCCAAGCTCCACAGAGCGTTCGAGACCAATTGCTGTGCCAGGAAGACCTGAAGCCCTGCGGGCTTACGTTCTGTCAGATCGTTAAATCCAGCGAAGTTGAACTCGTTGTTTTGGTTAGGCATTTGTCTTACTCCTTGTTGGTTGATGACTGAGGGGGAACCGCCCCCCTCACAAGAGCTGGGCGTGAGGGTCTGCCCCCGACGAAGGAGGGGGATGGGCAATGCAGGTAAGCGTAGCGATCTGTGCCACAAAGGAGCGCAGCGACGGCTGGCGCAGTACCTGCAAAGTGCCAACGGCACGGTGCCCACCCGAACAGGAAGCTGGGGGGCGCGTTCACACCAGACCATCGAACCAACGATTAAGGAGAAAGACATAAAAATGTCTAGCCGAAACGTTTTCGAGTACAACAAAGTGGGTTTGACACAGAGCTGACGGTTAGAACATAAGCCTATAGCTGGGTGCAAGGTCTTGCTGTGCGCATAGCAACACTTGGTGTCACAACGCACTTGGGGGAGCCTATAGGAGAGGTACGTGCAACAACGAGCATAGCTGTAGGGTGCTAGGAACCGAGTACACAACGACATCAAATTGACCTCAAACGGAGATGGAGGTCCAGAGCACTAGCCTAAGGGCAACAAGTGTCAACAGGCATAGGTGTTTACCCGTGAGTGAGACACGGAGTGTGTGTGCGCTGAAGTGTTAAAAAGCTCTAGGAGGCTTCAAATGAGCAACACGCTAGGGTGGTAGCTTGATGACAGCAATAGAGCCTTGTTGGCACCGTAGATGGCCTAGGATAGGTATCAGTAGGATGCTAGGTGATGTAGATGAGGGGAGAGCTAAGTTGTTGATCGGTAAGCTGTCTCGTTAGAACACTTGTTATAACGGAGGGAAGTGACTATGTTAGAACACTTGTTATAACAAACATCAAGGGCTAAAGACTAGCTCAGATGTAAAGGTTTATCATAGGTAGAGAGCTAGCTACCTACCTAGTGCTAGGGTAGGTATAGGTGTAGTAGTAGGGGTAGGGAGGGGCAAATGTTTTTTATATATAAATTACATCTCACATCTTATAACGCTAGCTATAAATTTATAAACAAGGGGGGGATAGCTGCTACTAGCTATGGGTTTGATGTGTGTTGTTAGCTACTCTTAGATGTTACTAAGAACACCTAGCTACGCTAGGGTAGTAACAGCTATTACTCTCTCCCTAAAGGAGAGAGCTATACATAAAAAAGAAGAACTATGTACTGTAAGTAAAAAAAGGGTAGCACACAGTTCAGACTGTTGTCAACACCTTCTCAACTCTCCCTCGTTAGAGGCTTTAGGTCTACCGGGTGTCACATAGGTGACACTTGCTTTGTTGTACAAAAGTGCTATAGTTTGCACGTAAGGTGCTATGTGTGGGTACTTACACTCTCAACATTTATTCTTCTTAAGAGGACAGAATCATGATGATGAAAAAGAAAGCTATGCCAGCTAAAGGTGCAATGATGACTAAAGCGGCTGACAAAATTCAAGATAAAAAAGACATGCCAAAGATGATGAAAGACAAGATGTCTAAGGCTAAAAAGAAGCCTATGTCTGGCTACAAATAAGTAGGTCAGTTCGTGGCTAAATCCCCTGCTTGGCAACGCAAAGAGGGTAAGAGTGCTTCTGGTGGTTTAAACGCTAAAGGAAGGGCTTCATACAATGCAGCTAATCCAGGTAAGCCTGGACTTAAAGCTCCACAACCTGAAGGTGGTTCTAGAAAAGATTCTTTCTGTGCTCGTATGACAGGAATGAAGAAGAAGCTTACAGGCACAGCTAAAGCTAAAGATCCAAATTCTCGGATTAACAAGTCTTTAAAGAAGTGGAAGTGTTGATATGGCTACTAAAGCTAAATCCACAGTAAACGCTGCTGGTAATTACACCAAACCAACTCTTCGTAAGAGGATAGTTGCTCAAGTAAAAGCTTCAGCTACTCAAGGTACTTCTGCTGGACAGTGGTCAGCTCGTAAAGCACAGCTTGTAGCTAAAAAATACAAAGCATCAGGTGGAGGTTATAAATAATGAGTAAGAATAAAACCCATTACTTGCCTGATGGCAAAGTGTATAAAGGTGATACACACAAATCAGGTACTGTTTTGATGACAGGGGTAAAGCATTCTCCTAGTAGCAAGGTGTTATCCCACACACCACCCAAGAAGAAGAAATGAAAGCCTCACAAAAGTCCTTGAAAGATTGGACTGAACAAAAGTGGCGTACCAAATCAGGTAAACCATCGTCTAAAACAGGTGAACGTTACCTACCAGAGGCTGCTATTAAGTCTTTAAGCTCTGCTGAGTACGCTGCAACAACTAAAGCTAAGCGAGAAGGTAAGAAAAAAGGTAAGCAGTTTGTAGCTCAACCTAAAAAAATTGCAGATAAGACTTCAAAGTATCGTTAACCCTACTGGAAAACTTGTGGCTACTAAAAATTGGATAGCTAGTGCTATTAAAAAGCCAGGTGCTCTGCGTAAATCTCTTGGTGTTAAGAAGGGTGAGACTATTCCTGTTGCCAAACTAGAAGCTGCTTCTAAAAAACCTGGAAAGATGGGACAACGTGCTCGTCTTGCTCAAACTCTTAAGAAAATGGCTAAGTGATGCGTAGAAAAGACTCTCATGATCGTAGGTACAAGAAGTCTGTATGGACACAGAACCAAAAACTGGAAGCTGTGAGCACATATCTTATGCTTGGCAATATGGCTGAGACAGCTATTGTTACTGGTATACCCCACCAGACTTTAAAAGTTTGGAAAACTTCTGATTGGTTTAAGGATTACTCTCTTCAGCTTCAATCTGAAGACATCCAGAAGATGGATGGTAAACTCAAGAGGATTGTTGATAAGGCTCTCAAGGCTGTTGAAGACAGACTTGATCTAGGTGATGCTCAGTTTGATCAGAAGACTGGATTGATCACTAGGGTGCCTGTGAAGGCACACGTAGCTCTTAAGATTACTAGTGAACTTATGACTAAGCAAGAGAAGCTACATAACAATCCTATCAAAGAAGAAGTTGAAAAGACTATTGATGATAGGCTAGCTAAGCTCAGTGAAGAGTTTGCTAGGTTTGCTTCTATGAAGACCATTAATGTTGAGGGACACGTTGTCTAAACTCAACGCTTCTGTAATGGAAGGGTTTGTTAACTCTATTCTTCGTAAGAACTTTGATAAGCCTGCTCCTACACCAGACTTTCATAAGGAGATCTGGGAACTTGTTACTAGTAGCGCCAAACAGGTTGCTATAGCTGCTCCTAGGTATCACGCTAAAAGTACAGCAGTAACCCATGCTTATACCTTAGCTTCAGTTCTCTTTAGAGAATCTCGGTATGTCTTGATAGTTTCAGATACTGTATCTCAAGCTATTCAATTCCTAGGAGATATTAAGAAGGAGATACTTGACAATGATGACTTGCGTTCTTTGTTTGGTATTAAGGATGGACCCTTCCCCAAGGATACCGAGGATGACCTTATCGTTGAAATGGAGGATGGACATACCTTCCGTATACAAGCTAAGGGCAGTGAGCAGAAGCTACGGGGTTTGAAATGGGCTAACCTTCGTCCTGACTTGATCATCGGTGATGACATGGAGAACGATGAGATCGTTATGAACAAGGATCGACGCATGAAGTTCAAGCGTTGGTTCTATGGTGCTCTTATCCCTTGTGTGTCTTCTAGCGGTAAGATCAGGATCGTAGGGACTATTCTTCACCTAGACAGTCTCTTAGAAAATCTGATGCCTAGTTCGTTGCTTGTCGGCCACAGGGGTGTCAAGAGTCTTATCAAGGAAGACCTAAAAGAATACTCCCTTAACAAGCTTCCTTGGAGGTCAGTTAAGTACCGGGCACACACAGATGACTTTAAAATTCTTCTGTGGCCTGAGATGAAGACTGCTGAAGACTTCAAGCTACAGAAGGAAGACTACGTTAGGCAAGGCTTGGCAGATGTATACTCCCAAGAAATGCTCAACATACCGTTGGACATTACCGACACTTTCTTTAAGAAGACTGACTTTGTGGCTATGAAGCCTGAAGACAGTAAAAAGAACTTGGTGTACTATGCGACTTGTGATCTAGCTGTGTCCCAAGCTCAAAGAGCAGACTACTCTGCCTTTGTTGTAGGTGGTATGGATGAAGATGGAAGGCTGTACTGCAAGCATGTGATTAAGCAACGGATGGATGCTTTGGAGATTGTTGATACGATCTTGATGCTCCAAAAGATTTATAAGCCCGTACTTTTTGGAATTGAGCAAGGTACTATTCAGAAAGCTATAGGTCCATATCTCAACGAAGAAATGCTTAAGCGTGGTGAGTTCATCTCAACTGTCTTACTAAAACCAAGCGGTGATAAACTTACTAGAGCTAGAAGCATCCAAGCTCGTATGAGAAGCGGTGCCTGTAAGTTCGATAAGGACGCTGATTGGTACCAAGGCTTTGAGGATGAGCTTCTAAGATTTCCTAGAGATAAGCATGATGACCAAGTGGATGCTTGGGCCTATTTAGGTCTTATGCTCGATAGGATGTGGGAAGCACCAACCGAAAAAGAGCTTGAAGAAGAAGAGTACGGACTTATGATTCGAGAAAATATGAGCAATGACCAAGGTCGCTCTACTACTTGCGGGTACTAAGATATGAAACTTAAAGACAAATTTAACATCAATGACCTCGTATACGAGGCTAATATTGCTGAACTTCTATGTAAAGAAGACTTGGCAACTATTGGCATCACTATTGTTAAAGACTTTGACAACGATCTTATTTCTCGTAGTAGCTGGGAAAAGCGTACTGAAGCTTCCCTTAAGCTTGCTCTACAAGTTGCAGAGATTAAAAACTTTCCTTGGCCTAATGCTAGCAATATCAAGTTTCCCTTGATTACTATTGCTGCACTTCAGTACCATGCTCGTAGCTATCCTGTTCTAATTGATAGTGACCTTCCCGTTAAGTGTCGAGTTGTAGGTGATGACAAGGATGGTCTTCGTGCTCTTCGTTCTACCCGAGTAGAGCAGCACATGAGCTACCAGCTTCTTGAAGAAGATGAAGACTGGGAATCGGAAATGGACAAGGTTCTTATTACACAACCTATTATTGGTTGTGCTTTTAAGAAGACCTACTACGATCCTATCCGTAAGCACAACATCTCGGAGAATGTTCTAGCCAAAGACTTGGTGGTTAACTATTGGACCAAGAGTCTAGAAACTGCCAGTCGTGTTACCCACATTCTTCAAATGTCTAGGAACGAGATCTATGAGCGTGTAGCTCGTGGTCTGTGGTGTGATGTGTCTGAAGGTAGGCAACAGTCGTTCTCGTCTGTAGCAATGGGCAATGGCCTTCAGAATGCTCAAGATAAAGCACAGGGGATGTCACCTCCTGAACCCAACGACACCAGTACTCCCATTGAAATCCTTGAACAGCATTGTCATATTGACTTTGATGATGATGGTTACGCTGAACCCTACATCGTGTATGTCCGTAGGGACAACAAGACTGTTGCTCGCATCGTAGCTCGCTATAGCGATGCTGACATTGAACGCAACAACAAGGATGTAGTACTTAGCATTAAGGCAGAACAATACTTCACCAAGTATCCGTTTGTTCCTTCTCCTGATGGGGGCTTCTATGACCTGGGTTTTGGTGTTCTTCTTGGTCCTCTCAACGAGTCTATTAATACAATTGTTAATCAATTGGTGGACTCAGGAACTATGGCAAACACAGCCGGAGGTTTCCTTAGCCGTGGTATTAAGCTTCGTGGTGGTAATTATTCTTTCAACCCAATGGAATGGAAGCATGTCGATACAACAGGTGATGACCTTCGTAAAGGGATAGTGCCGCTTCCTGTTCGTGAACCTTCACAAGTTCTTTTTACCCTTTTGAACCTCTTGATCAACTACGGGGAGCGTATTGGCGGCTCAGTAGACATCTTGAGTGGTCAGAACCCTGGACAAAACACGCCTGCTGAGACTACCCGTACTATGGCTGAGCAGGGCATGAAGATCTTTAATGGGATCTTTAAACGCACTCATCGTAGTCTTAAGCAAGAATTCCGCAAGTTGTACCGTTTGAACCAGATATTTGTTACTGATAACACGCAATACGTATCTAATGCTAAGAGTCAAGGCATTGTTCTAGCTAGTGACTACGAAGGTCCTGTGACTGATGTGATGCCTACGGCTGATCCAAGTGTGACTTCTGATGCTCAACGTGTTGCACAAGCTAATGCTATAGCTCAACGAGTAGCCGCTACACCGGGTTTGTATGATCGTTATGAAGCTGAGTACACGCTTCTTAAAGCTATGAAGATCACTAACATTGACAAGATTCTTCCTGATCCAAAGGGTCCAAACGCTATACCATCTCCTCAGAATCCTAAGATTCAGATTGAACAGATGAAGATTCAAGCTAAACAAGCTGAATCTGAACTGGCTATGAAGATGGGTCTGTTGAAACTCATGAGTGAAGCAGAACTTAATCAAGCTAAGATTGAGAAACTTAAAGCAGAAGCTGAAGCTATTAAAGTTGGCATTGCTACTGAGGGTGAGAAGATGCGTCTTCAAGAGATTAATTCTCAAATTGGTCTACAACGTGAACGTAGAGAAGGTATTTTGAGTTCTATCCAGACTATGCAGAAGGTTTATTCTGCTATGACGGGAGAACAACAAGAACAACCCCAGGCACCTATGGTAATGGGAATGCCAGGGGAAGAAGAGATGATGTAAGAAGATTTTTAACCAAGGGAGTGTATGAATGTTGTTTGAGCCAGTTACCGAAGAAAACTTTCAAGAGTGGAAGCATCATCCTGTTACTAAGAAGCTTATGAAGATGCTTCTTGCTGATAGGGAATCCATGAAAGAAGGTTTGATTAACGATGCGTTTGACAATGAGCAAGAAGTAAAAGGTCGATGTAGGGCTATTGCAGTCATCATTGGCATTGAGTACGAAGATCTGTTTAGTAGTAACTAAGTAAGGTTGTAAAACAAATGAGTAATGAATCTGGGATTAATCCTGTAGGTTGGCGAGTGCTTATTAAGCCTCAAGAAGTTAAGCAAATGTCTAAAGGTGGGATCATCCTATCTACTGATACCAGTAAGGAACGAGAACAGATGGGTAATACCACTGGTGTTGTCGTTGCTATGGGTAAGCAGTGTTTTTCTGATGAATCTAAACCGTGGTGTAAGGTTGGTGACAAGGTGATCTTTGCCAAGTACGCTGGTCTACTCTACCTAGGTAAAGATGGTTGTCAGTATCGGATGATTAACGACAAGGATGTTACAGGCACTCTAGATGCCGATGTAGACCTTGTAGACCCCTACCTAGCCAGGACTTGACAACTTTAAAAATACAGGAGTAAGATATGAGCACCGAAGATAGTGTCACCAATGAGATAGCATCTGATGTTCGTCATGAAGCTGAATCCCAAGGATGGGTTCCCAAGGAAAGGTTCCGAGGTAACGAGTCTGACTGGGTTGATGCTGATACCTTTGTAAAGCGTGGTCGTGAGATTCTTCCCATTCTTCGTAAGAACAATGAGAACCTAATCAAAGATCTAAACAATACAAAAGAACAGCTCAAAGAATTTCGTGAAGCAGCAGAAGAGTTCAAGAAATTCCAGAGGGAGTCTTACGAACGTAAGGCATCTGACTACGAAAAACGTATTCAGGATATTAAAGAAAGTCGTGCCCAAGCCATCAGTGATGGTGACGGTCAGAAAGTTAACGCTCTTGATGATGCGTTAGATGAGGCTAAGGAAAACTTTAAGGAAGCTAAACAAGCTGTTAAAGATGTTGTTGCTACGAAAGAGCCTGTAGAAGATACCTCAACAAGTATCGACCCCGGTCTGCAAGTATGGTTGGACCGCAACACTTGGTTTGGGCAAGATCGTCGTATGACTAGCATGGTTAACGGTATTGGTGAAAGTCTCCGATTGGATTTCCCTGGTCTTAAAGGTCAACCTTTTCTTGATAAACTAGATGAGGCAATAGCAGAAGAGTTTCCTAATAAGTTTGGTGGTAACAAGAAAAAGAATTCTAGTAGTAGTCCTGTAGAGTCAGGATCAGGGCGTCAAAGCAGGGCAAGCAGTAATGCTCAAAGCTACGACAACTTGCCTCCTGAAGCTAAAGCTGCTTGTGATCGGTTTGTTAAGCAGAAGCTTATGACCCGAGAATCTTATGTAGCAGACTTTGACTGGAACTAAGCTCTTAACCCCACTACTAAAGGAAAACTAATATGCCTCGCGCTCTAAATTATGAAGAGAGGGCTGAACGCCTTCTCGAAAAGCAAGAAAAACGAAATGCACCAGCTCCTGCAATGGACGGTTCAACTCGTAAACGCCGCAATGTGTTTAACGGCACTGAAGCTAAGCTAGGGGTTAGGGATCAAATCCCCGGATACCATCTTCACATCTTTACGGATACTGGAGGTCGTATTCAAGAAGCTGTAGATAGCGGTTATGAGTTTGTCACCCCTACGGAAGTAGGTGGTGTGAGTGAGAATGTGGTTAGCCGTAATGGTGACCTTGGAGAAAGGATTAGGTATCTGGTTAACCCTCGTGCAGAGGGAACTGAGCAGTATGGATACCTGATGAAGACTCGGCAAGAATGGTATGAGGAAGATCAAGCCGACCTTCAGGCTAAAAACAATCGCATTGATGCTGCTATTCGTATGGGCAAGATCACTGGGGATAATCCTGGGTTCTATGTTCCTACAGGTGGTATCAAAATCACTTGAATTTAATATTGGAGAATTAAATGGCAAACACAAATCGCCCAGGCGGTCTAAAGCCTGTTAGTTATCTCAACGGGGCACCCTACACTGGGCAAGCTCGGTTGTACTCGGTTCCTGTCAGTAGTTCAGCAATGTACATTGGTGATCCAGTTACCCTTAGTGGTTCAGCAGACACTAATGGTCTTGCTGGTATCTCTATTGGTATTGCTGGTTCAGCAGTTATTGGTGTTGTGGTTGGTTTCGTTGTTGCTCCTCCTGGCGTTAGCTTGGTTGCTACCAACATTGACTTGACTGTCCGTAGCATTCCAGTTAGCGCAACTGTTGTCCAGTATGCTCTTGTTGCTGATGATCCAAACTTGATCTTTGAGATTCAAGATGGTCAGACTGTTGCTACTGCTGTAACGGATATTGGTCAAAACACTAATTTCCTTATTGCTGCTGGTGCAACTACCTATAGCGACTCTGGCACAGTGACTGCTGCTACTCTTACGGCTGGCACCACTTCTAACTTGAAGCTTATGGGCTTTACCCAACGGATTGACAACAGTCCGGGTTCTGCTTATGCAAAGTTGCTGGTTAAGATTAACAATCATGTCTACGGTGCCGGTACTGGTACTGCTGTCATTTAATTATTGGAGAATAGATTATGGCTGGAATTATCTCAACCAGTTCACACCCAAAAGCACTATGGCCTGGTATTAAGGCTTGGTGGGGTCAGACTTACAACGAACATCCCGAAGAGTATGGCGACCTCTTTGATAAGGATACCTCTAACCAAAACTATGAGGAAGACGTTCAAATGACTGGCTTTGGTTTGGTGCCAGTTAAGTCTGAAGGCTCTGGGGTGCAATATGACTCTGAAGTCCAAGGCTTTGTAACTCGTTATACGCACATTGCGTATGCTATGGGTTATATTGTTACCAAAGAAGAGATGGACGATAACCTGTATGAGCAGGTGTCCAAGAAGCGTGCTGCTGCGTTGGCTATGTCTTTCCGTCAAACGAAAGAAAATATTGCTGCTAACGTTTACAACCGCGCATTCAACAGTACCTACAAGGGTGGTGATGGTGTTCAGCTTTGCTCGACAGCACACACTAACACCACTGGTGGTACATGGGCTAACAAGCCTGCCGTTGATGTTGATTTGAGTGAAGCTGCTCTTGAAGATGCTGTGATTGCTATTATGGGTTTGCAGAACGATCGTGGTTTGGTGGTCGCTATTCAACCTAATAGTCTTCACATTGCTCGTCAAGAACTGTTCAATGCTCAACGCATTCTGAACTCTTCGTACCAAACTGGTAATGCCAACAATGACATTAACGTCATTAACACTGGCAACTACCTTCCTGGTGGCTTCAAAGTAAACCATTACTTTTCGGCACCCCATGCTTGGTTTATCCGTAACACCATCCCTGGTGGCACGGGCATGAAGTACTATGATCGTCATGCAATTACCTTTGACATGGACAATGATTTTGATACCATGAATGCCAAGGCTAAAGGCTACGAACGTTATTCGTTCGGTTGGTCTGATCCTCGTGCAGTCTTTGGTGTCAATGGTCCTTAAGATTGTTCTTAGTAACAAGCCCCCTCTCACAAGGAGGGGGTTTTTCTAAATAAGGAGAACAAGCATGAGCTTTGAACGACAGAAAGAAAAGGGCAAACGTCCTAACCCAGGTAAGATGCCTACTCCAAGCAAGACTCCTTCTAAAAAGAAGCAGTACTAGTAGTACAATACAAACATCCAATGACGCTCTATGCAATGTAGAGCGTTGTGTTTTTAACAACGTCAAAGGATTTATATCATGTCAGCACCTACCCGATTTCTAAGCGGTGTTACTACCGTAACTGCCGCAACCCCTCTGGGCAACTACCCTTTCCCTGATCCGTACCACACTAGTGGTTCAACTGGTCTTGCTGTCACAACGTACTCTAACGATTTCTTTGACAGTGGAACTGCTACTGCATATACCATTTCTGGTGGTGGTGCTGTAGCTCTTGGTGTTGGTGCTGCTGGTATTGGTGGTACGTTGGTTCTAACCCCAGCATCTGCTACGGCATCTGCTGTAACTCGTGCAGCTACTGCCTTTCAATTTGTTCAAGGAAATAAGTTCTGGTTCCTACAACGTATTCGTGCATCAGCAGTGACTGGTGTTATGTCTATGTTCTTTGGTTTGAATACGGCTAATGCTGCTATTACAGCAGATGGTTTGTACTTTCGTAAAGCTGCATCACAACTAAATCTAGACCTTGTGTCTGTCATCAACGGTACAACTACTGTCTTGGATGCAGCAGTTACTGCTGTAGCTGCTGGGACTTATGTTGATGTTGGTTTTTACTATGATGGTACAGACTTGTATGTGTACTCAGGAGGTGTAGTTCAAGCTCGTATTTCAAGCATTACAGTAGGTGCTACCAATGCCTTTACTGTTACCAATGCTTATCTTAGCCCTGTGTTTCAAATTACTCCAGTAGGTACGGAGAACTTGAACACTGACTACGTTCTTGTTGCTAACGAAATTGTTCGTTAAAGTTTTACAACATGCAACCGCGTAAGTAAGATAGGAGTTTGAAAAATGAGTAATGTCCGAATTAAGAGTGGTGAACAACCTCGCTACTTTGCTTTTGGTAGTGTGCTGTCTACAGCATCTGTTGCCAACTCAACACCAGTCTACAAGGAAAGTCCTTACGGTTCTTTCCAAGCTATTGTTACTGCTGCTGGTACAGCTACAGTTCTTATTCAAGTGTCTAATGAGGATGCTACCTTTGTTGGTACAAACTCTAACTGGATCACTATGGGAACCATTACCTTGACTGCTATTCTTACTACTGATGGGTTTACGACCATTGCACCTTGGCGATATGTTCGTGCTAGTGTCACTGCGGTATCCGGTACGGTTCAGATCATTATGGGTGTGTAACAAAAAATGGCTATCACCGTACAAGGTCCAACGGGTGTCTTTCAACCATCCTACCCTGACATCATTGACAAATATGGTGTAGTCACAAAAATGTTCACATCCTCCTTTAAAGAATACTTTACCTCTAGTGGTGCTACTAGTTACAGCGTAAACAAATCCCTGCGCTTCCGGTCTTCTGCGAGTGCGTATTTGAACAGGACTGCTTCCGCTGCTATTAGTACCTACACAATATCAACGTGGGTCAAGCGTGGGACGTTGACCAGCACTTATCAGTATATTTTTAGCCACCCAAATAGCGCCAATAATGATGGATATGGCCTAGCTTATAATCAAACTACAGATACCCTGTACTATTACAACGGTACAACCTATGCAACTACCGCAGCTTATCGTGACCCTGCGGCTTGGTATCACATTGTTTTTGTCAATAATGCAGGCGCGTTTACGCTGTATATCAATGGGTCTTCTGTTCTGACGGGAACCGCTACTACAATTCCTAGCGGCGCAGTAATGAATTTAGGGCGGTGGTTTTCTGGTATTAGCTCGGGTTTCTATTTTGATGGTGAGCAGGCCGAAATCAACTTCGTAGACGGTCAAGCCCTAACCCCCACAGCCTTCGGCGCATACAGCACATACAACCAGTGGTTACCAATAGCATACGCCGGGACATACGGGACCAATGGCTTCTATTTGCCGTTCACGAACACCACCAGCACATCTACCCTCGTAGCAGACTCCAGCGGCAACGCCAACAACTGGACACCCAACAACATCAGCCTCACTGCCGGGTCCACATACGACTCACTGACTGATGTGCCGACACTGACCAGCACTACGGTGGCGAATTATGCTGTGTTGAATCCGTTGGACTCGGCCAACCCTGCGCTGGCTACTAACGGAAACTTGACTTGGGCTAACCCAGCAACGTCACACTTGGGTATTCGTGGGTCAATAGCTATACCTGCCACCGGTGCGTTTTACATAGAAGGGGTTAACGTTGTTGCTAATAGTGCTAATGCGTGGATAGGGTTTGGCCTAGCCGCTTCCACAGTTTCATTGACCACAAACATGGCAGGAACTTCGGCCAACTCTTTTAATTTCTACTCTGGTGGTAGCGCAAGCGCGTATATTTATTCGGGCACATCTTTGTTGGCTACACTTAGCGCATTTAGTGCCAACGACGTTGTGCAAATTGCTGTAGACACCACCAACACAAAGATGTGGCTTGGTAAGAACAACGTCTGGTACAACAGCACTGGTGGGACTACAGGAAACCCATCCACTGGGGCAAATCCAACGTTTACTACGTCTATGGTGGGCCTGTTCCTAATGATAGAAGCGGGTGGTCCTGGCGGAGCAGCAGCAGTAAACATGAACTTCGGCCAGCAACCCTTCGTCTACACCGCCCCCACCGGGTTCCTCCCACTCAACACTTTCAACATCTAATCATGGCAACTACATTTGCAGTACCGGATGGACGAGTGGCGATGAACGCTGTTACCCGCAACGGGTTTGGAACTAGTGGAGGTAGCATTACATCTTTGCTATTCCAGCCAGATTACATTTGGGAAAAGACAAGAAGCATAGTTGACAACAACGCTGCTGTTGATTCTGTTCGTGGGGTAACTAAATACTTAGTGCAGAATAATACCTCCGCTGAAGGCACGAACGCCAATTACTTTACATCATTCAATTCCAACGGGTATACCCTGGGGTCTTCGGATTACGGTACGGGCGTTACGGTTGTAGACTGGTGTTGGAAAGCCGGTGGCACAGCGGTCAGCAACACTGCGGGGACTATCACCTCGTCGGTGAGTGCAAACACCACTGCTGGGTTCTCTGTTGTGACGTACACGGGCACAGGGGTTAATGCTACGGTGGGGCATGGGCTTGGTGTTGCTCCTAGTATGGTTATTGTTAAACGCAGGAATTCTACTGGTAACTGGCCCGTGCAGCACACTTCTGTGTCAGCATCTAACGTGTTGTTTCTTGACCTAACAAACGCACAAACAGCATCAACAACATTCCAGCAAATATACCCAACAGCTTCCATATTTTACATTGATGGTGGTAACGCTAATGTGGGGGCTAACGGTGGAACCTACGTCGCATACTGCTGGGCACCGGTAGCAGGTTACAGCGCATTTGGTAGTTACACGGGCAATGGTAGTGCGGATGGTCCGTTTGTGTACACTGGGTTTAGGCCACGGTGGATAATGATAAAGCGTACGGATGCAATACAAAGCTGGGCCATTTGGGATACTTCTAGAGATTCTGTTAATGTGGTTTCGTTGCAGTTGTATCCTAATTTATCGTCAGCAGAAAATTCTTACTTGACCATGGATATAGTGAGCAATGGGTTTAAGAGCCGCTCTGCTACAGAGTACAACACCTCCGGTGGCACATATATCTACGCAGCCTTCGCCGAAAATCCGCTAAAATTTAGTAATGCCCGCTGAGGTACAACACACATGACATCAACTGTATTTGTATCCGGTACTACCATAGCATCTGACTGGCTTAATGATGTTAATACTGTTACCTATGGGACTAATTCTGGAACACAGATTCTTGCTGATTTAGCAAGTACTACTGATGCAACTAAGGGTGCAGGGTTAGTAGGATACAACCCTTTGCTTGGTTATGTAGCTAATACTGTTGGTGCAGAACTTAGGCAAGCACAAGCACAAACTCAACACTTTTGGGCAAAAGCTCGTGCTAATCAAGCTAACATTTATTTGTTTGTTACTGGTGACTCTACGGGTAATGAGTCTACTGAGTGGGTTTACCTTACTGCACAGTGGCTAGCTACTAAACTTACTACCCACACGATTAAATATCGTTTGTATAACGACATTTCAGGATGGTCTGCTTACTCTACTGTAAGTACTGGCACTGGTTCACAGACTGTTTTTATTGACAATGCAAGTGTATCTGGTACTAATACTTTTTACACAGATGGTGGTCGCCAAAGTTCTATTTGGACTGGTACTAACTATGACCTAGTAATTATTAACTATGGTCATAACATTGGTACTAATGCTACTGAATCTGAAGCATTGCCAGAGTGGATCATTGCAGCTAGTCATTGCAGGTTGATGGCTCCTCTTGCTGGGTTGTTGATTACACTACAAAACCCACGTACTAGTCCTGCTGGTGCTAACCAAACAGCTAGGCTTACAAGTGCTTGGCGTAAGACTGCTGATCTAGTTGGTGCAGGTGTCATTGATGTTTATACGGCATTTAAAACATACCCCAACCCATCGTTGTTGTATGCAGATGAAACACATCCTAGTGCTCTAGGCAGTCAAGTTTGGTCTCAAGAGGTTCAACGTGTTATGGCTGAGCCACCACGTTACACAAACTTTGGTCCACAAGGTGTTAATCCCTTGTCTCAGACCCCAACTAACTATGTGTACAACCCTCGTTTTATAACTTGGACAAGCAGCACACCTACTGGGTGGACATTTACAAACTGTACTCCCACAAAGAATGTAAGCGTAACCGATGGTTCGTTGTACTCTGCTCAAATCACTGTTGGTGCTGGTGCTTCTCCAGTAATAACGACTGACGTTACTTCAGCACTAGCTCACCTTAAAGGTAAGACGGTAACAGCAGTAGCTCGTATCTGGACTCAAACTGGTCTTGGTTTGCTTGGTGGCCGTCTAGACATTACTTCTACAGATAATGTTTCTTCTTCGTCTAGTTACACTAGTTATCCTCGTGGAGCTGTGTGTAATGGTGGTTGGCAATGGGTTATTTCTACTCTTACTATTCCACTTAATCACACAAAACTTACTATAACCATCTATGCTGGTGCAGCAGATGGAACTGATGTTGGAAAAATATTTTACGTAGATAGTGTTGGCTTGTTTGATGGTGTTCTTCCTGGCTTTCTTAGTATGGATACCGTATCTAACAAGTTTGTAAATGACTTCTACAACAATGGCAATGTTGGTCTTATTACTGGCAACACAGGTACAGTAACGGCAGTTGCAGGTGTAATAACTCTTACAGGATCTCCAAGTAGTAATTCTGATGTCTACATTAATCTGCCTGGACTAACTGCTGGTGCTCAATACAAAGTAACTTTTTACGCTACTGGTGCTACTGGTAACACTGCTGGTGGGTTGTATATTCGTAACGGATACAACGGTGGTTCAACTACTATTACTTCTGGTACTTGGACTTTAAGTAATACCTCAACTACAACTTTTACTGCACCTAATGGTCCTGTATCCATTTGGGTCTATGGTTACACAGGTACAACAGGTTATGTTCTTGACACTTGGGCTGTCAAGCCTGTTGCATCTGGCATTAGTAATCCTGCTAATCTAGCATTGACATCAGCTAGAAATGCTGATGGATCTGTTGTAACAGCTAGTGCTGCTGCTACTAC